CACTCGTACTGTCTTGAACTTCGGATACCACATCCAAGCGGCGCATTATCTGGCGATGACCGGTGCCGCTCATTTTGTTTTCGTCGCTGTCGAGCGCACCGCTCCGTACGCTGTCGGGATCTATCGACTCGACTCAGAATGGTTGCAGGCTGGCGAGAACATGCGACGCAAGGCAATCACGTTGCTGCACGAATGCCAGGCACTCGATAAGTGGCCTGCGTATCCGACATTAATGCAATCTCTTTCATGCCCAAAGTGGGTGTTAAACAAGTCGGAAAACTAAATCAATAAATAAGTATTATGTTCAAAGTCAATCGACAGGATGGTGCCGCTCAATTCATCAACACCGAAGGCGATTTCGTCGTCAGCGTCTCCAAGGTGGAGGAGGCTCTTGATAACAAGGGGCGCGAGGTGTGCAAGGTGACGTTCAAGACCGACGACGGATCATCGACCAGCGACCGGTTCATCAACCAAGAGAACACTTGGTTCCGCGTGAACCAGTTGGTTGCTGCGACCAACCACAATGTTCCTGACGGGACCGAGGTCGATTTCCTCGGCAAGAAGGGAAGTTTTGGTGAGTTCATCAAGGCGATGGTCGGCGCGAAGCTGATTATCGTCGCTCGTTTTGAGGAGTACGTTGATCAGGCCGGCGAGAAGAAGAAGATCATCCGGGTGAAGAACATGAAGGCTGTCGCTCCGGTCGCCGCCGAGGACAACTTGCCGTACTGAAGTGATACAGGAGGGGAGCGCATTCCTTTACAACGCTCAATAAATTTTGTATCTATGAATGTAAAACTAGTGGCGATAACAAAGCCGATCGATGATATGTCGGCATCCGACTTTATCACATATTGCGCGCGTGTCAGCAATCCATCGAACCAGAACAACACTCTGACCAGTCCAAAGTTGTTGGCCTACTGTATCCGAGAAAAACACTGGTCAATCTTTGAGCAGGCCAGTTTTACGGTCGAGATAGTGACAAGCAGAGCTATATCGGCTCAGATACTCAGACACAGGAGCTTTTCGTTCCAAGAATTTTGCGTTTCTGGAGACACAAAAATCACACTAGAGCTTCCAAGTTCAAAACGTCTTGGTGAGCGTAGGGTTTATAGACGTACAATAAAGCATCTGTTTGATTTGCAGCAGAAAGGAGGAAAGATGCCGTCATTAGTTCGCGTGTTTGACGAGGCTTCAAGAACCTTCACGACAGTCGGCATCCGGGAGGTTTTCCAAACCGGAATGAAACCACTGTTCCGAGTCACGCTTTATAATGGGAAGAAAATCGAATCCACCAAGGATCACAAATTTATGACGAGCGATGGATTCAAAACGCTTGAGGATGCTGTCGGTCTGTCAATGGTCGGAGACTTGGCTGTGTGGTCAAATTCAGACTGCGCGTTTGCCTGCAACGGGGTTGCTGCATACACAGACAAGGAATGGCTTTTGTCGGCAAAACAACGATCCATTTCATCTTCTAAGGGACTATCTGGAATAGCAGAAGAGGCTAACATAAGCATCCATACAATCAGGAAGTGGCTTAAAAAACACCGCCTCCAATTCACCAAGAAAGAGGTGTGTAGCTATCGGGCTGTTTGGAACAGGGGCAAGCGATACACCAATGCTCCGCATTCTTTGGAGACGATACAGAAGATGCGCGCCTCTGCGAAAAAGGGTGCAGCTTCTAATCTATGGAGGGGCGGAGTTACTCGTCATTCTCGATTGGCCATTGCCGATTGGTGCGCCACTGTTCGTTCGGAGCTTCTGCTTGAAGCTGGACATAAGTGCAAGCGATGTGGTTCAAGTAAAAACCTAGAGCTTCATCATATCGTTCCTGTTAGCGAAGACGGGTCGCTTTCCATGCAAAAATCAAATATAGAGGTGATTTGTTTTTTGTGTCACAGGACTCACCATCGAATTCTTGGACATGCCAAGTCTTGGCGCGAGAAGAGCCGAGGAAACGCGCTCACCATCCGATGGAGCAAGGTGAAGTCAATTGAGTACATCGGTGAAGCCATGACTTACGACATGGAAGTGGACCATGTGTCACACAACTACATTGGAAATGGGATTGTGACGCACAACAGCCAGCGGTATGCGGTCGCAACCGAGTTCGAGCCGGTTGAACTCCGCACCCAAGATTTGAAGAATCGTCAAGGAAGCGGCGATGTGGTGGACCCCAACATTGTATTACCATTTCACGGGGGGCGGCTTGGAGTGGCATCATTCGCTGTTCAAGACTGCATTGAATTTTCCGAGGAAACGTACAAATCGCTCATCAATGCTGGCGTATCCAAGGAAACCGCGCGAATGATACTTCCGCTATGCACGCAGACGACTTTGTACATGACCGGAAATGTCCGTTCATGGATACATTATCTGGAGCAGCGATGCGCCAAGGGTACGCAGAAGGAGCATCGATTGATTGCAGAAGCTATCCGCGATGAAATCTTTGCCGTTCAATTTCCAGCAATCCACGAAGCATTGAATTATGAAAAGAACTGACATCAAGATATTGATCGAGGCGATGCGGATTCTATCCGAAGGGATACAGAGCGAGGATGGAGTGGCCAACGCTGCGATTGCCGAAGCCGGACAAAGGCTCCAGGAGCAGAATGATTATATCGAGAAATTAGAACGGATTGGTGACGACTTTTCTATTTTAGCCGCCAACCCTGCGATGTATCCGCAAAATCAAGTACTTAAATCTGGCAAAGCATGGGGCAAACTTGAGGAATCCAAGCCATGAATACGCCAAACATCATCGACCAGATAGCGGACCAGCGGGATGAACTGCGTGATGAAAACATAAGGTTGAAGGCCCACATCAAGCGACTGGAGGATGCGGGGGATGGATTATTGACTGCAATGCGTGATGATTGGTCGGAGTATGTAGATTGGATCGACGAAACCACTGATGCAATTATCAAATGGAACAAAGCCAAGGAGGCCAAGCCGTGAGCGATACACCGAGGACGGATGCTAAGAGCAGTGGAAAAAATCATTTCATGGGAGATTGGGTGGACGCTCAATTTGCTCGTCAATTAGAACGAGAACTCAACGATATAAAGCAACTCGCAGAAATTCGAATTGATTACATTCGTCAACTTGAAGCTGAGAAGAGTGTAGCCAAAGACCACATCAAGCGGCTGGAGGAGGCGGGGGATGAAGCGATTTACAAAACGAACCTGTTCGACCGAGAGGCGCACTGGAACAAAACCAAGGAATCCAAGCCATGAATCATACACCTAGAACCAATGAACGTGTCATCATCAATGACGAAGGAGCATGGGTCAGTGCCGCATTCGCTCGAACCTTGGAGATCGAGTTGGACGCAGCAACCGAGCGCATCAAATTGCTTGAGAACGGATTGATCAAAATGGCGCTCAATAAATTGAACCCGCCGGGAGGATTTCCCTATGAACAAAAGCAGCAAAACAACTGACAAAACCATGTCCGAAAAAACAGTATTCAGCAACTCCATCGACGCGAATCCTTCTTGGCAAAACGGAGGAAAAGGAACGCGAGATAAAGATAACTTAGAGGTTTCGTGCGAGCTTCATCGCGCGTTCATTAACAAATCTGAAAAGTCACTGACAGATTCAGTCGATTTGCTGGCGAAGGCTATGGATGCGCGTTCTGCTATGGACGTTATGGCGGAGTCGTGGAAAATATCGCATGACGATTTCCAAGCTACCAGCGGCGAGAGACTAAAACAGTTGAGGATGACAAGGATGGCGATGGATTCAGAGATTCGGCAGTTGATGGCATCGCTACGCGAGGTGCGCGAATTCTTTATCGACAAAGACCATGCATCGGAAGTTGCTAGGTTGAAGGAGTTCGTTGATCTGTGCGAACGGCTGAAAGCGTTGAAAGAGTCAGGCTTCCTTGATACCGTGGCTGATACCATGCTTAGGCTTGCGTAGATAGCAGTATGACCGAGAACCCGAAAGAATCGACCATGAACAAAACCAAGACCGTCCGGCATACGTTTCCTTGTGTTGAATCGGTGCGACGTGTCCCGCTATCCGGAGGTCGAGCGGTCACGGTATGGCGCGACAGGACAGCAGACCCGATCAAGGCCGGGTACGACGACGAGGACATCGTGATGAGTTGCATCGCCAACGCCGGCGACGACCTGGACATGATCTGTCAGTTGGCCAAGCTCAAGGGGGTAAAGGCTGTCGAGATCAACTGGCCCGGTGGAACAGGGGCGATCATCCGTAACTGAACAACATCATGGAAGACATCGTTGCAGACACAATCAATGAGCGCGGCAAGATATACGGTGAACCGCACCTGAGCCATTCCAACATCGGGTTGGCTTGGTCAGGACTCATCCAACAGTATTACGGCATCAAACTGCCAGGACCGATGCCATCGCATCTGGTCGAGTTGATGATGGTGGCATTCAAGATCAATCGCAGCGTCCGTGTGTTCCACCCCGACAACTATGTGGACCTCCGGGCATACGCAGATTTCGCGGAACACGCACAAAAAAACCCAGGGCAAGAGTACAAACCAAAAGCATGAAATATATCAAACGAACGGTCAAATGGAGCGTCACCAGAGAGAAAGAACCACTGTTCGATGAACTTGCAACGGACATCGAGATCACGGACGAAGCGGCTGGTGAATTTGTTGAAGTCAAACAGCACCTCGAAGGAAACGGAAAAATCCAGATTGACCCGGGAGAGTGGCCGGCAATCAGGGAAGCAATCAATTGTGCGGTGAAACTTTGCAGGAAATAATACACATGAAAGAAAAAACCAAAAGCACAGTGATCACAATCGACG